AACCCAGTCTAAAGAAAAGTCTATTGTAGGATTTACACCATTCATTATCTTTCCTTATGAAAATGCTGCCCACGAATTCGGTAAAGACGGTAAGACTTATCTTGAAGACATCGTTGTACACATGGTTCATACGATAGATCATGGTGTAAGATTGATTAACAAAGATATTGATGAAGGCGTGTACGATGATGGCTTTCCTAAATCAGTTTGGTATAATGGTAAAGCTTACAATCTCAAAGAAAAAATCAGATTCACTATTGAAGAGTAATTATGGGTTTAAGTAAAAGTGTATCAGATGATCTCGTTTCGTTGAAAGACGGGATCATCGAAGAGCTCGAAAGAATCAAAAAGATGGCTGCTTCTGATCTGTCTATTGATGACTTTGAATTGGATACTGAGGTATTGAAAACACCAAAGCTCCATACAAAGTACAATGACGTGTTTACAGATCATACTTTGAAGTTGAAAGATCTTTATGCTCTTAAAGAAAAAGTTAAGCTTGAGCGTTGGAAATACTACCAAGGCAAGCAGACTGATAAGTACTATAGCCAGAATGGAGTAATTCATGAAAAGATACTTAAGTCTGATATTGATCGCTACTTATCAGCTGATGAAAAACTTGTCTTGGTAAATGATATTGTCAGTGCTCAGAAAGCAATTACTGATTATCTTGAAAGATGCATTAAAGAAATTCAATCTAGAAACTTTCATTGTAGAGTTGCTTTAGACTGGCGTAAGTTTACAAGTGGAGGAGTATAATGATCATATTCAAATATCAACATACTAGGTCTATTGATTCATGTCACTTTTTAATGAACAAAATGGAATTGCCAGGCGAGCCAATTGAAGAAAAGCTTGATGAAAAATCAACTCTTGTTTGGCAAGGTGACGAGTTTATTGCGATTCATATAGCAGAAGAGAATCGTATGGAGTTGTATGGAACAAAGAATACAAATTCACCGAACTACTTTATCATGCGCTATCCTAAATTGGATTGGGATACATATACAGTTATTCGTTCAAAACGTTGGGGTGGAAAGTGATGAAACTATATAAAAACCAAATATTGAATACAATACTCTGGAAATGTTAGAAACCAACCATTCCAATAATTTAAACCTTCCATAAAAAAGGGGACTCATTGAGTCCCCAATCTTTTCTTCTTATTATTATCTCAAGAATTAACCCTTAAGATTTGATACCGCGAACTTGCGGAAGTACTCATTCTCGCCTTGGCCCAGACCGTTTCCTGCCTTAGCAGAACCGTTAGGTAGAGTAGAAGAGAATGGGTTAGCACGTACACCGTAGCGAGTTTGGAAACCGATACGTGGCTGGAATGAATCCTCACCAATTGCACGAACCATCTCAAGCGGTACGTATGGGCACCAGTAAACACCCGCGTCCCAAGCATTTGAACCTTTGTAACCAACAGTGATATAATCACGAGTTGCATAAGGATCGATGTGTACCTGGTAACGACCAAGTAGAACACCAGCAAATGTAGTACTTGTTTCATCTACGTTCAGATTAGCAAGTAGGCTTGGGTTGTAGTCAAGTACGCCTGCCATGTTCAGAGCAGATGCAACGTTAGAACTACAGATCAGACGGTTAGCCTTACCACGACGAGTCTGCTTAGCAATTTCGTTAGCTTCAAGTTCGATTTGGAACAATAGTCCCTTGAACTTCTCAACCAACCAACGACCATCGGAATCAGCTGCAAGGTCGAACAGTGCAGGAACAGCTGCGTCCTGAGCACCAAGCTGTGCAGATACGTTAATAGTACGTAGAAGTTCACGATCCTGCTCTGCTGTGATTTCAGTAGAAAGGATGTTCGCAAGTTCAGATTCTGCGTCAAGACCGTGGATCTGACGAAGATCGTGCTGAAGCTCACGAGTGAACGATGCTTTCAGTTTACGTGACTTAGCAGAAACATCAGTACGTTCAATACTGAATGTCATTTCTTGCCAAGGAGTACCACTTTCAGTACCAAGTGCTTCAGCAGTTGAAAGATCCATACCTGAACCGTAATCAGTACCAGTAGTTGGATCACCTGAACCGAATGCATCAGCAGCGAAACCAGAAGTATCACCAGCTTGAGTACCAGCACCTGAGTAACCAGACTTAGCTTCATTAAATAGTGCTTCATCACCAGTTTGGTTGGTGTAGCGTGAACGCATAGCGAAGATTGAACCAGTAGGTCCACTCATTGGCTGTACGCCTGCTAGGTCAAATGCCATAAGCTGTGGCATAGAACGACGTACCATGCGAATTAGAACCGGGTCCCAATTGCTTACACCAGCAGTTTGTGTAGAAGTATCCGCAGATGCTTCGTTAATGCTCTTCATGTATTCAATCTGATTGTGAAGTGAACGTTCAGTAACGTACTTCTTGTAATCGTTTCCAATTTTTGGAAACTTATCAGATTCGATCAGCTGAGTGACCTTTTCGTTGATTTGTTCCATTGTAAAACCTCTTAATTGATTTACTTATATTTATTTATTAAAGTAGCGATTTAAACTCTAGACAGAAGATTATCCATCCAAGAATCGGATTCAGTTACACGTTCTTGTGTACCTTCTTCCTTTTGATTCTCATTTAGACTTTCTTTGCTTTTATCTTTTTCAGGAGAAAAGGATTCTTTCAGTTCCTGCATTGCAGATTCATATTGACTTTCATCAATGAACTTAACACGACCAGCTGATTCAACGAATCGCTCACGCTGTGTTTCTGTCATATCACCAGATACAGATTCAGCAATTTTTGCTTTCTTGCTTTCTGTGATCTGATCTTCAAGTTCACCAGATTTGCTCATCAGCTTTTCTACTTGCTGGTTAGCTTCATCAAGTTTTGCTTGAAGTGCTTCAATATCGTTAGCTTGCCCTTCAGGGATTACTACATTATATTGCTCAGCGACCTGAGAGAATCCAGAAAGGAACTTGTCTGCCAAGCTGACTTTTGTTTCTGACTCAATAACAAGCTTGTTTTCGTTCATGAATTCTTTAGCGACATAGTCGACATACTTTTCAACAGAAGGAATTACTTCTTCGTTGATGTATGCTTCAGTCTTGTCTTCCATTTCGCCAACAATATACTCTGCATATTCTTCAGAAATCTTAGAATACTTTTCTTCAGCAGCTTCATTAGCTGATTCTTCAATCTTTTGAGTTTCTTCTTCAATACGAGCATTATAGATTTCTTCAAATTTTTTCTTGAAGTCCTCGCTCAGCTCCATACCTTCGAAGATTTTTTGTAGATTTTCATTCATTTGATTAACCTCATGGTTGATTTACTTAATACTATTTATATCTTAATACATTTAAGGTTATTTTACATTAGCAATAAAATCTTTTAGAGAAACACGTTCAGTTCTTGGAGCAGACTTACGGTGTGCTTCATTTAGAGATCCATCTCTAAACCAGCGTTGTCAAGCGCATCTGCGAATTCAAATTGGTCATCTTCTGACTTGAAAATGAATACATTTGAACCATCATTCTTATAAGAACCACGAAACATATCTTTAGCAATATCGTTTGCTTTGCGAGCATCACGTACCGTTACAGTGACTTTATACTCATCTTTTTCTTCATTTAAAAACTGTTTCATTGATTTCATTTTTTGAATCCTTTGATGAACTGTTCTAGTTTTTCCATGAAGAGCTCTTGATTAACGTCTTCTCGAGCTTCTTCAATACTTGGAACCCAAACACCGGACTCATTAATCATCCACTTCTTGCATTCTGAGAGAGTGTTGACATAAGCATCTGGTGCTGAAGGATTATCTACACAGTCAACTGCTGTGAACATTAGATCGTCTTGTACGTACTTGACACCATTCTTTTCTTTCAGAGAACCAAGTGCACGAGTAGAAACACCCATGTTGAATCCACCTTCAAGTAAACCTTTTACTGTCTGACCTTTTGGTGTATTCAGTACAAGTGCTTTACCGTATACATCGTTACCATTCCACTTAAGTTCAGTAATACGAATAGCAGCTTCAGCTGGATCGACTGTTGGATACTCTGGATGATTGAGTTCACCTAACGCACGACGTTTTGAAACGTATTCTTTGATGTACTTATCAATAGCACCTTCCATAATGTGCTTTTCATAAATACGGCCATTACCGTTTTTACATTCCGCCTGAGCAAAAATACCTTCAATGTATAGTTGCTTGCCTTGTTCAGTCTGTTCTGTCAGGACTTCAATCTGGTCAGAGTTTTCGACTAGTAAGTTGAATTTTTTACTCATAGATTCATACTCTTTCTTTTACGCATAGCCTTAAGACGCTTGCGATTAGCGCGAGTTTTAGCACCACCGCCTTTAGATTTCTTTGTTCTAACGGCTTTCTTTACTGCGCGCTTTTTCTTAGCTTTGTCTGCACCAGAAATTGGAACGCATGACTTACCGTTAGAAGAAACCTTAAAGCCTTTACGACATTTTGTTTTACGTGTCTTTTTGCCTTTAGAGTTTACGCGAACAACTCTACGTGCTTCTTCTAATTGTTCAGACATGATTAGTCTTCCTCTTTATCATCTTCGTCTTCGTCATCCATGTCTTCTTCATCTTCTTCATTATATTTCTTTTTCTTTCCTTCATTGACTTTAAAGCCATAAGAAGCGATGACGTCTTGTTTGGTTTCTTCGATCATTTCTGAAGTACTTTCATATAGTGAAGACTTCAGCGTTCTGATTGCTTCAGTAGTTTTACCTTCCTGAAGCTGCTTAATAAACTGCTCTGCTACTCGCATGCTTTTCCTCTCTCTGTTAAATAGTACTTAGAAGCCAGGGTCAGGCTCTTTATATTGTGAATTTGATTGTTCTTCCTTAATCTCTTTATCCATATTACCCATATCTTGTTCAGTCTGCTTCAGGACCATTTCCCTAATATATTTATTAGAAACATACTTCCCAACATACGGCTCATATAGCTGAACAAGGTCAAGCCTATCTCTCATTAGCTCGGACGAACGCATTTCTTCTAATTGCATGTCTTGAGCATATACAAAATCAATCTTGTTTTTGATCTTATCCCATTCTTGAATAGTCATTACTTTAGATAGGATAAGCTCAGTTTTAAGTAGATCAAGGAATGCTATATTGAAGCGCTTACGAATCTTAGATACAAACTTAGAGAATTTCAATTCATCTCTAGTTATTTCAGCACCACGACCACCCATGATTGAATTTTCTGGTTCTAATCTTGAGACTGGTACGTTAAGTGCTTTATACAATTCTTTCTGGAAGTATTGGACGTCTTCAATATCGCCAAGATTTTGACCACCTGGTAATGTTGATACTTCAGTTCCACGACCTTTAGAATTACGTGGTAGCCAATAATCTTCCTGCATTGTTTGTAGATGGCGACGATCTTTGAATGTACCTGAATCTGGATCGAAAGACATCTTGTTACGATACATATTTTTTAAATGACGTACATATTGCTCTGCTTTTGTTTTAGGCAGGTTAGCAACATCAACGTAGAAAATACGACGCTCAGGTGCACGAGTAATACGATAGATGACAAGTGAATTTTCCATCATACGTAGTTGGTTAGAAGGAGTAACTGCTTTGTGTAACCAACTTATTGCCATTCCAGTTCTTTGATCTGAAATGCCAGATGTAACATAAGTAAGAAGGTTAGGATCAAGTCTAAGTGCTTCTTTATATTTTGACTGATTCTTTGTCTGCAAGCTATTATTACTTTGACTTGCTTGCGATCTTGTTGTCTGAATTTTATCGTCATAGACAAAGTACTCTTCAATATTATTTATTGTTCTTGTGTCTTTGTCATATTGCACGTTACGTACTTTAGATACATAACGAGTATCAAGATCAATAATATCTAGAAGACCGTCTTTAGGCTTATTCTTATCAATTACTTTTTGATACGAAAGGCGACCGTCTATATAAAACTGTCTTGCTTTCTTATGAATACTAGAATTAAGATCCATAATGTTAGTGATCTTATCCCACTTTTCATAAACTTTGCTTCTAATATTTTCTGAAAGATCTTCTTCTAAATCTTTCAAGTCCAATTCCACAGCATTCTCATGCTCAGAGAAAGACACCATTTCATTAACGATATCTTCAATGGCATAATCAACCATGCTATAGTTTGCTATGTCACGGTAAGTCTCAATTAGTTCTGCTTGTGAGTTATAAGACCAGTCAATGTTTAGAAGATATTGACTAAATGCGTCTTCGACTTCAACAGCACCATCATCACGATCAGTCGCGATCTGGTTACTCTGAATGCGCTCTTCTTTTTTCTCATCAGCGAGTTTGAACTTGTCGAGAAAATTTCCAAAAAATGATGTTTGAGCCATATATAACCTTTAAGCTAAAAAATTGATGGGGATATTGCTACCCCCATCATATTTATACACTGCTTTAAGTGCTTTGTCCATTATCAATATCAGAGTAAGCAAATGTAACACTGAACGTTTCAATAGCGTCATTGCTATCCTGCCCAAGCTCAATCGGTCCAATCACTGTTGGGAATGACAGCTTCAGCACATATTCTTTGATGCGATTATCATTGCTGTCTAGCTGATATACAGAAACAGTAGATAGATAGTCATCAGGAACTGGCAGACCTGTGTTTGAGTTATATTGATTGATTCCGTTGTGCCATCTTTCCATAGCATCATGAATCGCGAAGTCTGTATCATTATAAAATGTAACTTCCCAATCATCGTAAGTACGATCACCAGCAAGTTTTAATTCACGGCCACGAAAACCAACAGTCATGATTCCAAGGTTAGACCCTGGAAGACTTGTTGACTGGCACAAGAAAGATGTTTTACGGATTTCTTCTTGTGAAGCGGCGAAAGCCGGGAAATCGACTACTACTTCAAATCGATTCGGTCTTGCGCCACCACCACTTAAAGAAGCTAGGAAATCATTAATTCCAGCCATGCTATTATGCCCCTTCTATTTCTTCGAAGCTTACACCTGCATCAACTGCAATGAAGTTAAGCTTAATAGTATTAATTGAACGTGCTGGGTCAATGTAGATATCACCAACGAACTCATTAGAATTGATAACCTGCGGAGTGTTGTTAGTTTCATCACATACAACGCTGTATCGATTAATACCACGACGACCTTGCACGCTGTTTAGGTAACGATCTACCGCATTACGGAATACGTTACGTGTAATCTGATCGTTAAGCTCGAACAGCTGGAACTTAGAAGCTTCAGCAATTGATTTCTTAAGTACGATAAACAGACTACGTACGTTGAGACGACTGAATGCGCTTGGACGTTTAAGTGCTGTCTTATCACCAAACAGAACAGTACCTTCACCAGGGAATGCAACAACAGAGTTGATAGATTCTTTGTAAAGAACATCACGTTGTGCTTTGTTTGGATTCCAAGCAAGCTTGATTACATTCTTTAGCTGACCGCGGTTTAGACCAGCAGGTGAGAACCAAGGCTCATTCTGAACGAATACACGTGAATGAAGCGCAGCTGCATCTGAATCCGTAGGAATCCAAATGTTCTTATCAGCATACTTATCGTAAACCAGCTTCCAGTTATCTACATAGAATGCGTAAGACGTATTCTTGTTGATTGTACTATTAAAATAATCAACCACATCATCAGCAGCAGTTGGATTGTTGTATACATCGTCCAATTCAGGAGCGACGAATGCAACAGC